GTTACAATTAATATGCCGACTGCTTTTGCAACGGAGAGCTTTGCTACCGCAATAGCAGTGGCTTTAGGATAGTATTATGTCAACCCAAGTCCAATTTAGAAGAGGAACAACAGCCGAGCATTCAAGTTTTAAAGGTGCTGATGGTGAGGTTACTGTTGATACCTCGATAAGAACTGTTGTTATTCATGATGCAATAACAAATGGTGGATTTCCTTTATTAAGACAAGATGGATCAAATTCTGCTTTAGGTTTAGGATCTGTTTCTAATTGTTCTTTAAAATTTCAAGGGGATCCAAATACAGGATTAATAAGTCCATCAGCTGACAACATATCTTTAGTTACTGGAGGAGTTAGCCGTCTTACAATAGATTCAAATGGTTCTGTAACTATTCCAGGTAATGTCACAATAAACGGTACATTATCTGCTAGTACTACAGACTTTACCGATCAAATTGCATTAATTCTTGCTTTAGGCTGATATGGCAAATACCTTCAAAAGTGACACAAAGACGAATGTTGTAACAGATGCTGTAAGTAGCACTAATACGAATGTCGTAACATGTGGTGGAAGTGCGACAATTGTTCTTCTAAGTGTTTTAGTTTCAAATACAACCGGAGCCAGTGCTCAAGTAGATGTATTTCTTGTTACCGCTGGTGACGATGTACATCTTATAAGAAATGCTCCAGTACCAGCAGGAAGTTCTTTAGAGCTTATAAGTGGCTCAAAAGTAATTATGGAAGCAAATGATATTTTAAGAGTAAGAGCAGGAACAGCAAGTGCTTTAGATGTAACTGTCAGTTACTTAGAACAGACTTAAGGAGGTATAACAAATGGCTTTATCTCAAGTTGGATTAGAAAGACTAAATACAGACACCACCGACAAGATTGGTACGAATAAAAATGTTGTTATTAATGGATCTTTTTCTATTTGGCAAAGAGGAACGTCAATTGATTCTCAAGGAAACGGCCAGAATGATTACACTGCAGATAGATTTGCGATTGGTCATAATAATTCACACATGGCTGCTGTAACACAACAAGATGGCACAGGTACAAATGCTGGATTTAGATATTGTGCAAGAATACAAAGAGATAGCGGTAATTCACAAACAGATCAACTAAGATTTCATACTGCGTTTGAAACAAATAATGTTATACCTTTGCGAGGTAAAAAATTAACTCTTTCTTTTTACGCAAGAAAAGGAGCAAATTATAGTGAGGCAAACAGTAAAATAACTAATGTTCTGGTTGCTACTGGAGAAAATACTGACGGAAATCCAAATGCTTATGCTGGTGGTAGCTGGACTAATGCTTCAAATATTATTAATGGAACAGATGCAACTTTAACTACAGATTGGCAAAGATTTACTTATACCTCATCTACTGTGTCTAACACCACTAATTCAATGATTATAGAGTTTAGAGTCACTCCTGTTGGAACTGCTGGAGCTAATGATTATTATGAAATTACAGGAGTTCAATTAGAAATAAACAGCGTGGCAACAGATTTTGAACATAGGTCATTCGCACAGGAGCTTGCTTTATGTCAGAGATACTTTTATGAAATTTGTTTACATTCTCAGAGCACTACACCTATATGCCAAGCAACAGATTTTGATGGTAGTTTTTCTTATGGAAATATCCCTTTTCCTGTATCTATGAGAACTAAGCCAAGCATGGGTCAGGTTGCAGGTACAAATTATTTTAAACTTTATGGTGGAACAGCTACAATACCAATAAATGCGGCAAATAAGTTAGTTTTTAGTGAAGCAGGTCTTACTGGGGCAGAAATAAAAATAAATAATGAAGGTAATTCTGGAATGGGAAGAGCAAATTTTTTAAGAGCAACAAATAGTGCGGCTCGTCTTAATTTTATAGCGGAACTTTAATTATGGCATTTCCTTCTGAATCTCAACCATATAAATTAATAAAAGATGGTTTTACTAAAAATGTCACTTTTGTAAGAAAACAAACTAATGAATCAGAGTGTTTTGACATTCCTTTTGATGAAGAAAATACAATGTATCAAGAGTACCTTGAGTGGGTAGCAGAGGGAAACACAGCCGAAGCTGCTGATGAGGATACACTTACTTGGGATAGTATCAGAGCTACAAGAGATCAAATACTAAGAGATACAG